GAAATGTGGGATGTGATGCCTGATGTTGTGCGATCTGTGCAACATTAACGACGCTGTAGGCATGGTGGAGGAGAACGGAAAAACGTTCCCAATTTGCACCGAATGTTGGCGAGGAATGGGCGGTGCGGTTTGTGCTGTGTGCGAAAAACCGTTTGTCCGCGACCAATACAACATCTTTTGCAACAAGTGCGGCGCTGAATTGGAACGTGAAATTCGTGAGATGTGAAAGGAGCGAACGCGAGTGAGTGAATACCTGAACAAAAAAGCGGTGTTGGAGTGGCACAAAGAACGAATCGAGCACTGGAAGCAATTCCGTAAGATGTTTAAGGACGGTAGTCATTCGCTAAACGAAACATGTGAGGTTCGAATTGATACGCATCTGGTGGCAATTGGTTTAATCCAATCCGGCGCATTCGATGCCGAACAAATGAAAAACTTTGAAGATTTCCTGCAAAACTACGAGGATTTTCAGCGGAAGTATGAACATTATCAAACCGAAATCCAGCGTCTGCGGGAGGCGTTGGATTTCGTAAGAACCGGAATATTGAACGCATATGAGTTCGGATATCTGAAAGAAACAGATGACGGTGACGTGAAGAAAATACTTGATCGAATCGACGAAGCCCTCTCCACCACAACCGAACCATCCGCGCCGGAACGGGTGAGGGAATATTATCGCAAACTTGAAGAATTGCGAAATCGAACAAAATATCGTGATGCTGCCATTGAGTATGAGCAACGAATGACTGATATTTGCAATGTATTGGATTTACTCGGCATCACAGTCCCCGGCATCAACGCGACGGAGAAGGGGGGGATCCCATTTGAAAACAAAAGTTCCCACATGTCCAAATGACCCATCTCACGGGGAAATGATTTTGCGCCCACTAGAAAAACAAACGCCTGAACAAAAATGGTGTGGTATTTGGTATGACTGCCAAGATCCGAAATGTCGAAGTTCTGTTCTTTTTCCTTCAAAGGAACTCTTAGCTTTCTACAAGGAGGCGAACGAATAATGATCCGAAGTCGCCCGCAAGGTGGCGGAATGGAAGAGGTAAAAACATACGGCGATATTTATAAACTGTTTTGTATGCGAAATCCGGATATGGTGCAAGTGATCAATGACTATAGGCCGGCTGGAGATAATACGATCCGGATTTGGGTTGGTAAATCAGGTCATACAGCATCGTTTACGGCAACATATGTACCGCACACGAAAGAGTTTATTCTGCGAAAAGAGACCAAGGAAGAGGTCGATAGATTTTATGATCTTGACGATTGAGAAAAATTGACCGAAAGATGGCCGCTTTTGAGCGGCAGAAAAACGGATATTGAGGTGGTAACGGCATGGAAAATGTGAGTGCATTGTCGATCCTGAAACGGGCCGCCCAGTATATGCAGGATCGGGCTAAGGTGTATGACAAGCCGAAAGGAGACGGGAACGATGCGTAAAGTCAGAGTTTGGGACGATGTGCTGAACGAAATGCTTTATGGGCGCGTGGAGCAGTTTGATGATATGCTTGGATTTCGCTTTGAAAAGCATCTGGAGACAGAAAATCCGATATATATGTGGGAAACCGGACTACGCGACAAGAACGGGAAAGAGATTTATGAAGGGGATATTCTGGATGTGGATGGAACGCCTTGGCTCGTTGAGCCTATCGGAACGGAAGAACGAGATGGCGGAAAATTCGGATTATGTGCAAGCCCATATGGATCAGGAGAAGCCTATTTCATAGACAAAAGCATTCTTGACGGTAAGGTCATCGGCAACATATGGGACAACCCCGAACTGCTGAAAGGAGACGAGAACGAATGATAAGTATTTCAACGCCACATCAACCTAATTGGAAATGTGATTCTTGCAAATACCCGAACAAACATAACACACACACGCTTATTGAAATTGGCGAAGAAAGTATCTTTCTTTGTCTGGACTGTGCCGAAACGCTTGGAATCATGCTGCTTGACCATGTGAGGGATGAGAATGAGTAGGGAAACCAGGGAAACCAAGGAAATCCGGCTACGCCTGATGAAAAGTGCCTACGAATCCGATTTGGCAGAGTATGCGAAGACGGAAAAAATAAAAGGACTTGGGCCGTGGCATTGCGCAACATACTATGAAGAATTTCTGGAACGCAAGCGAAAGGCGATAGAACAGCTTGAAGCGGAATTGAAGGAGGAAAACGCATGATACGGTTGACATCTTTCATGAGAGGAAGTATGAGCATAGATCGGGAAAAGAAGATTGCGGAGATACGGAAATCGGCTGAAGAAGCACGGAAAACCGATAGATCGTGGGTTGACGGACAAGATTATGCCGATGACGTCGAGTTCCTGCTGGACGAGTTGGAACGGGAACGCGTCGCACATAACGCGCATGTGGCGGAGTTGTTGGAGAAGGAAGCGGAAGTGGAAAAAATTCAGGAATTAGCAGTGAAAATCACTAAAGAACGTGAGAAGGAGAGGGCCAAACTCAACCAAGCGGTGGAAGCGTTGGAGAAAATCAAAAAGTATTACGGCGAAGAAGGTTATTACGGTTATTCGGTGGCGAATCAAGCCATCAAATCAATCAAAGGCGGTGAATCGGATGAGTGAACAACAAACGCCTGATCGGGAAAAGAAGATTGCGGAGATTCGGGAAGCGTTGGAGAAGGCAACGCCGGGGCCGTGGGCGTTTGAAGTGATTCAAACACATGCATCGCATCTAAAGCCGAGGATACTTGGGCCGAATATTGATATGCCGCATTTTAATGTTAGGGACAATACAGTAAGCAATTCTTTGAACGATGCCCATCTCATCGCCAACGCTCCCGAATGGCTCCGTTTCCTCCTCTCCGAACTCGAACGGGAACGGGAGGAACTAGAAAGGATTAAATGCTCAAATTGCGGTAATGAAGGGATATATGAAACCGGCATCGAGAAAGACGGATTGCGAGAGACAAAGTTTTGCGGTCAATGCGTATACGGCGAAAGAGCAAAGATGATGCATGAATTGCGGAGTGCCTTGTTTGAAAGTGAAGAGGAAAACCGCAAACTGCGGGAGGAACGGGATTTTTGGAAAGGGCAATACGACAGGCAAGTTGAGCGTTCCGTGTTTCTTGGAGAAATGGTCGAGCGGTTGCGCGAGGAACGCGACAAGCTGATCGAGGGGTTGCAGTTTTACGGGGACGAGGAAACATATGAAGGAGACGTTGAATGGGACGATGCTGGAAATATAATTCACGCAAAATGGGCGCCCATTAACCTTGACAACGGCAAATGCGCCCGCGATATTCTAGCAGAAATCGGGGTGACGGTGGAATGATATGGTTACACGATTGCCCGAAAGTCGTAGACAATTACGGCCCGCAAGTAGTGGAAAAAGGCGAAAAATGCCCGTTCTGCGGGATGAATGAGGAACAGGCAGTGAAGATTGTTGACGAATCAGTCGCATATGGAATGGACTGCACAAAAGGAGTGTGTGAACATTGAATTTTCGATCATCCTTGAGGCTAGTTATAGAAACTTTAGGTTTTATCGCTTTTATAACTACGCTTTTCACAAAAGATTACGTATTTAGTTTCCTTTTTCTTTTGTCAATTATTTTGGTGCATTTAACAGAAATTGAATTTTTATTAAAACGGATAGGTGATAAATATGCAGAAAACCAAAAAGAAACAAATCCGCCTGAAAATTTGTGAACTGCTTGACCAGTGTGATGATTGCCCGGAGAAAAGCAAATTTAAGCGCCCACCAAAAGAATATCTAGCCGTTTGCGCAAAATGCAGGATCGGTAAAGAGTTACTAAAGTTAGGCCAAAAACTGGGATAAAAAAATCCCCATAAAGGGGAAAGGGTGTTCTCACCACTAGTATACCATATACGAGGGGTGAGGGGGTAATGTGGGTGGATAAACTCATCAGAGAATACGAGGAAACCAAAAAAGAATTGGAAAAATATAGAGAAAGTCTGAACAAAGAAGACTTGTATGAGAATATAGAACGCGGCATTGTAGGTGGAATGGTACGTGACATGAATTACGCCCTGCAATGGATGAAAACCGGTCGGCGCCCAGGTAACCGGCGGGGAATCGAAAAAATGAATGTGTATCACAGAACCGCACTATTGGATCCGGCATTGTTTCCATCATTGGACATTGAACCGGAAGAACGGACGCTAACGGATGAAGAAAAACGCAGGATTGTCGATATACTGTGGACCCTCTCCACGCGGGAAAGACAGTGTTATCTGCTTCATATGTGCTACGGGATGAGTTACACAGAAATTGCTAAGGAGTTAAAAATATCTCGCGGCACAGTACAACGATACGTGGAGAGGGCAAGAGAGAAAGTGAAGAAATCAGCATAATTATATCTTGTATTCCGTCCCGCGTGGGCGGTATTTTTTTGATTTTCTACCCTTTATATGTGGCTTGACCCAGGTTCGTTTGCCGTCGGAGTAAATCCGCCAATGACCACGTACCTTCCATGAATCGACGTGTTGCGTAAATTCTTTTCTTTGCGCTTTTCTAACCTTCCGGCCCTCGTAAACAATACGAGTCAATTTCTTTGGAACAATGGTTGCACTTCTACGGCCTTGGTTCGGTCTGCTTGGCCGGGAAGATTCAATTGGTTCGCTGGAAACGGTCCGGACTTCGACGGTATGTAACACATGATGCATGGCGGCCAGAATAAATTGAATCACGTCGCTTAGCTCGCCTGCGATTTTTGCGATGGCTTTCTGTTCAATCTCTTTCATCATCTGCTGCGGACTCAAACCTGGCTGAACATAATAAAAATATTTCTCAGCTTCGCGCTTGAGATATTTTGAACCGATCGGATTCTTTTTGTCCAAGGATGCGCTTACGTCATCTTCATTAACGCGGATGATCATCTTCCCAACCAAATCCCCGTCTTTGTCGAAGACGGTGAGAAAAGAAAGATCATTCCGCTTATAATTCAAAAAGATAATTCGATACGGCTCATCATTTCGCACGACGACGAAGCAAACATCTTCCATGAACATGCGTTTTTCTGGGCGGAAGAAGGCTTCCAGTGGATCTTTTATCTGTTCTTCGGACAATGTGACGCGTTTGAATTGGTTGTACTCGTCGTAGGTAGCGTAAACTTTGTCGATGTACTCCCAATTCTCGCGCATGTCGTCCCAAAGTTTTTGTTCTTGTTTTTCAACGTCCATCGCAAACCCTCCCGTTTACATTCTAACAAAAAACCGCCTGTTTAGGCGGGTAAATGTTTTGTCCAATATTAGGCTGGCACATTTGATTTCGCCAATTCCAGCACTTTCTTGGCAGGAACTGGCAAATCGTCGTACCAGTCATGGTTCACACACTGGCAAGTCCCTAGGCCAAGCCAAGACGAACCGTGGCAAGCGAGAGTACGATGGTAAAACAAACCTTCGTCATAGAATATTTCCTCAGTGACAATCATTTCACCATCCTGATTTTGTACTTCATCCAGAATCAGGCCAAACTCTTTAACTTCTTTTAGGATTCTCCGATCCTCAAATGAGAAGTCGGAAAGATCCTTGTCTGCGATCATTACGTCTCTAACGAGACGCAGATCATCATATTGATCGCGGGAAATCAGATCGAAGTCAGCCAAAAATTCCTGGATGTCATTGCGCAGTTGGTCTCCTGATACGTTGTACAGATCACTTTCATAAATGATCTCGTGAAGTACCGGAGCTGGTATTGCGCTGTAGTCTGGTATTCCATCGGCCATTTTTTCCAAGACAACCAGATCGAAATAAGCCTGGTTGCTTTCTGCATACAACACCCGAGAATAATCTCCTGCGCGAAAACGATTCAGCCAAACTTGATTTTTCTTTTCCATGGGTACCATTCCTTTCTTACTTGATTTTAAACACATCCGCGATAGCCTCGCGGATGTCCATTTCCCGGTACTTTTCAACAAACCAGAACCTTTCTGCCGCGTCTACAATCGCCATAGCGGTCAAATCATCCAGCGCGGAAAGTTTTTCAATAAGCGCTTTTCCGTCAACGTTCCATTTTTCGTCCAGGCCGTCTAATTCGATAGCATCCTGGACGCCGAACCAGAAGCGTGTGCCGGATAAAACATCGTGCAATGTTCCGTTGAGCGCGTCAACAATCAAGCACGCTTCGTCGATGGTTAGATCGACACGACGCAAAGCGCGGTCGTAGAGAGAATAGAGACGCTCCAAGTCCCGGTTGATTGTTGGTGCACGCTGGCCGCGTTCGGCCAAAGCGTCAAGGATTTCTGGTTGTAAATTTACTGATACGGATTTCGTTGCCAAATAGAATCCCTCCTCAAAGATTTTATTGCGGCTTCCCGCGACCGGGACAAGCCCGGTTTCGGCTGGCAGCCAACCAGCCATCGTCAGGCGGATTATTGCAAAAGTCCGTTCCCATTCCAATCGATGAACAGATATACATATGAACTATGTTTTTCCAGCAAGGGCGATTCGACAAATTCAATGCGCTTGACTTGCGGATGTCCGCTGCTAAAGGTGTCAACGTTGTTGTTCTGGTAGTGCCGGAAAATATCATCAGGCGTTCCGTTGATGCGGGTAATAATTTCGTTGCCGTCCGTTAGGTTGATCTTTATGGTGTTGCTTATCATTCCTCGAACACCATCCGATCAAGGTGTTCGATAAACTGCCTGATGTCTGAATCAAACCATTTTTGGAGTAGTTTTTCTTGGAAAGTTCGAACATGTTCTTGTGTCGCTCCGCGTTCAACCCGTTTTTGGGCTACCCGTAAGATCGATTCTTGGATTTCATGACGTTTGATTTCACGGTCAAACATTTCCTTTGCCTCATAATTTGAATCCGCTGTGTCGATGAGAAAATAACGGTCTTCGGCGTGAATGTAGTAATAAATAGCGAATGTGTTTGCTAATTCGGCCAAGATTACAGATTTTCCGTCAGCTCCATAACCTTCATGCAATACTTTCTTTTCGATGATATTCATGTTTTATCCCTCCAAAATATGTTATAATGGAGGGGCAGAGGGCTTCCAATTCTCTGCCCCGAAGCTCGCCGGTGGTCCAGACCGACGGGCTTCATTTCTTTTCAATTTCAATGTCTGCGTCATTTTCAGAGACTATAGCGTAAAAATTGTAGATCGGTTTTCCGTTTTCATCATCCAGTGTACCCCAGTAGTGGCGATACGGATAATGCCACTCCGTGCGTTCTACGTCGTAAGTATTCCAACCTTCTACGTGGGTGCCAACTTCTACCATCATTTCAGCCCAGGTTCCGTCAATTCCTTCACCGTAGAAACCGGAGTTTTGCACTTGGATGTGAACTGATTGCAACACTCCAAGCAGTTCCCCGTCTTCAATCATGATCGGGTTTCCGTCTCGATGAGTACATTCGCTGATCGGGAATTCGTGCGTTTCGCCGTTTCTGATCGGCTCCGTCCATTCGATGACGCCATCTTCGCGGATGTAGTACCCTCGATCATACACCTGCCCTTCCCGGACAAATACTTGATCGACAAACCATTTTTTCATCTTTACCATCCCTTTCCTTTTGTTTGACTTTATCATAACACGCAAATAATACAATGTCAATACGAACATAATACGAACAAATTGTGAACTTTTATCATATGTCGTGCAAATGTCATACAAAAAAACCTATATAAATTGAAAGCATTAACTCCAGCTTCTCAATCTTGTGGGCAAAATGCGAGAAGGGGGGAAATAGCCGCGAGGACTGCGCGGGGTAGAAGTACAGTCTTTTAATTTTTTTAGTGTGCGCAGGAAATCCCTTCCTTGTGTCGAAATTGGACAAAGGGAGGCGATAAAAAATGTGGGTTAATTTTTGTGATGCCGAAGACGGTGGGAATTGCATCCTACAACAAGAAAGAAATGATATTGCTAACTTGATGGCGATTTTAACCGCAGGCAAAGGAAAAGTAGAGATAAGACGAGACGATGTTTATTTTAGCGGTGAATACTCACATCATAATTTTTTAATACGTGGCAAAGATGATCTAAAGACAGAAGAAATGCTTTTTATATTTTTCAAAAATACAAAAACGAAATATGTTTGATACGTAATCTGGCACGGCACACCCGAAAGGGTGTTTTTTCTTTAAGTATTGTTTGTAGGAAAGGAGTGAAAAGTATGGCCAGGCCCAGCAAGTACGAAAGTCACGTCAAACCCAAACTGAATAAAGTCGAAGCTTGGGCCAGAGACGGCCTGACGGATGAGCAAATCGCGCATAATTTGGGGATCGGCGTTGCTACGCTGTATGAATACAAAAACAAGTATTCAGAGTTCACAGAGGCCCTTAAAAGGGGAAAAGATGACATAGATATAGAAGTCGAAAACGCGCTGCTGAAGCGTGCAATGGGTTACACATATGAGGAAATCACGCGGGAACGCGACAAAGACGGAAACATGGTTGTCACAAAGCGCGTGACAAAGGAAGTTTTGCCGGATGTAACGGCGCAGATATTTTGGTTGAAGAATAGAAGGCCCGCTGTGTGGCGGGATAAGCGGGATATTGAACTTGACGGCGGGCTTGAAATCGTCGTGAAACTGCCGCAGGGTGATACAGATGCCGACGGTGAAGGTTGACCTGACCGAACTGCCGAAACTGACGAATGAAAAATTTTACCCGCTCTACTGGAACCAAGACCGCTATTTGGTGCTTGTCGGGGGCGGTGGTTCGGGGAAATCCGTTTTCGCCGCGCAAAAGATCATTTTGCGGATGCTGAGCGAAAAAGGGCATCGTTTTCTGGTGCTCCGGAAAGTCGCAAAAACGCTGCGGGAATCGGTATATGCAGAGCTAAGCAACGTCATTCATCGCTGGGGATTAGGGCAACTTTTCAAAATACACAAGGGCGATCTTCATATCAAGTGCGCAAACGGAAACGAAATATTGTTCGCCGGGTTGGATGATGTGGAAAAGCTGAAATCCATTTCTGGCGTGACAGGCATATGGATTGAAGAAGCCAGCGAAATCACGCCGGAAGACTTTAGACAGCTTGATATTCGTTTGCGCGGGAAATCAGCCAACTACAAACAAATGATCATCACATTTAACCCGGTCGATATAAACCACTGGCTGAAAAAAGAATTCTTCGATCAACAGAAAGAAAACGCCACAACGATGCACAGCACGTACAAGGACAATAGGTTCCTTGATGACGAACAAAAAAAGGTACTTGAAGGATTCAAAGACACGGACCCATATTTTTACCAGGTCTACGCCTTAGGCGAATGGGGTGTGCTTGGAAAAACCATATTCCCGGCGGAAATCGTATCAAACCGAATTGCATATCTACGTGACAAACAGCCTCTGAAACGGGGCTATTTTTCGTTTGAAGAGACAGAAGGCGGCAAGCCGATAGAGGGTACTATCCGCTTTGTAGAAGACGATAACGGGGCAATTACGCTGTTTGAGGACGTGAAAGAGTGTTACCCATACGTGTTAGGCGGCGATACAGCTGGTGAGGGATCCGATTGGTTTTCGGGACATGTCATCGACAACACGACAGGAAAACAAGTTGCTGTGTTACATCAGCAATATGACGAAATCGACTATGCAAAGCAAATCTATTGTTTGGGTGTCTATTACAACACCGCTCTGATCGGCTTGGAAACCAATTTTTCCACGTATCCCACGCGGAAGCTGGAAGAATGGGGCTACCCGAAGCTTTATGTGCGCGAAGTCCAGGACAGCTACACGCACAAGTTGCGGCAAAGCTTCGGTTTCCAAACGGGGAAAATCACGCGTCCGCTCATCATATCGAATTTGGTTGCGATTGTGAAGGAATCGGTCCACTTGATTAACGATATCAAGACGCTAGAAGAAATGCTTACTTTCGTGAAAAACGAAAACGGCAAGCCGGAAGCTCAAGAGGGAGCGCATGACGATTTGATTATGGGGCTGGCGATCACGTATTTCATCCGGGATCAGCAGAGCATGACCGTGAAAGCTGAACAGAGTTTTGATTTGTCGAAACTGCCGGAAGACTACCAAGAAGACTATTGGAACGCGCCGGCTGAATTAAGGCCGTATTTGCTCAAAAAATGGGGACTGGTGAAAGGGGTTTGATTATGAAAAAACGGTTAGTGAAAAAGTGGATCAACCGATATATCGCGCCGTTGGTGAAAGACTTGCCCTATTATCCTAACGCTGATTATTGGCGGTATGAAAATATCGTTCTAATCAACGGCGAACGAATAAAAGAAGGAGAAGGCTTTCTAACTGAATACAACCCGAAAATAGCGATCCGGAAGCAAATTGAAGGGCTAAAAAGAGTTTTGGAACAATACAAAGGGCAAAAAATTTACGTTCCCCTTAAACCTGAGCCTATTATAAGGTCTAATCAACTTTACCACATGGCGCCGGAAGATTGGCGCAAGCACCCGAAAAACAAGTTTTACGGCGTGGTCATGCGCCTTTTTGTAGAAAGAAGGTGACGCATTGGACCTAACCAAACCTTTCAAAATCATGAGACAGGCGGTGAAAAACGTGGCGGACCAAGTGAAAAAAGCAGAAAAAGACGTAGAGCAGATGGACAAACTGCACCGTTACAAAAAACAACTGGAGCAGGCCAAAGCACAGTACAACCTGGACATCATGGATCAGCGCGAATATCTATACCTTGGTACGCGGGCTGTAGATCCAAATGTAAATCAGAAGCAGTTGCCGTCCAAATACGCAAACAACGTCTACAACATCTGCTTTGAGTTTATCGAAACCAAAGTTGATACAACCATTCCGCAGCCGTCTGTCAGAAGCAAAAGACCAGAATTCACGGAACAAGCCAACATGATTGAGGACAGCATTGCAAGCGATTTGCCCGAACTTGGCATTGAAGAAATCAACGACTATAACGAAAGAATCACCGCCATACAAGGATTTTCGATCATCGAAGTCGCCTGGAATCCGAATTATAAACACCGTCTATATCGCGGGGAAATTGAACTGATTTGCCGTCATCCGAAACAGTTGATTCCGCAACCGGGCGTGTACAAGCTGCAAAAAATGGACTATTTCTTCATCCTCACGTCCGTCACAAAAGAGTATGTGAAGCAGAAATTCGGTATTGACGTGTCAAACGAGGAAGAACAGTACCCGGAGGTTACAAGCCTGTATGACACCATCCACGGCAGAACCAACGAACTAAGCGAAAAAGTCACGCTGATTACGCGCTGGTACCGGGACGAAGACGGGGACATTGGAAAATTTTCATGGGTAAATGATCATGTCGTAGAGGACTTGCCGAAATTCTTCTACAGACGTTTGGAAAGATGTGCGGAATGCGGCGAAGTGCGAGACAAAACGCTTGATTATTGCGCCGTGTGCGGTTCCAAACGTTTCAAAACAACCATCGAAAAAGAAGAAACCTTGCTTGAGCCAGTGAAAATCGGATCCATAGACCCGTTGACGGGAGAGAATGAGATTTTGCCAGCAGGCAAAAAAGTGCCATACTTCTGCCCGACGCGGTATCCGTTCGTGATACGAAAGAACGTGCCGAAAAACTTTGCGTTTGAAGGCCAATCGGACATTGACATCATCCGTGATCAACAAGACAGCATCAAAAAAGTCGTCACGAAGATGGAAGAAAAGCTAGTCAAAGGCGGTTCCATCATCACCGTGCCGGATGATTTGAACGTGGACATCACTGACCAAACTTACCAGATCATCCGCATGAACGCAGCACAGAAAAATATTTTTGACGTGAAAGACCTTTATGCGGATATAACGAAGGATTTGGCTTTCATCGAGCAACAATACGAAGTCGCTCAATCCATGTTAGGCATTACCGACGCTTATCAGGGGAAAGAAGATCCCACAGCAAAAAGCGGCATAGCGAAGCAAATTCAAGTCGCCCAGGCTTCTGGCAGGCTTCAATCTGTTATCGCAAACAAATTCGCCGCGTACAAAGAACTGTTTGAAATCATGTTTGAGTTCAAACTTGCCTTTTATGACGAAGTTCGTCCGTATGTTGCGAAAGATGCGGACGGAAACGACATGTTTCAGGTGTTCGACAAATACAAATTCCTTGTTCGCGACGCAACAGGAGAACTCTATTACAACACCGACTTTATTTTTAGCGCAGACAGCGGACAAGGCTTGCCAAAAGACAAGATTTTCATCTTCAACCAAGCGAAAGAAATGCTGTCCGCCGGTGCGATCGATCTGCCGCAGTTCTGGATGATCATGGAGTCGATCAATTTCCCGCAAGCCAAGCAGATTCGGAAACAGTTAGAGGAACAAAGGCAACAGGCTATGTTACAGCAGCAGACGCAACAGATGCAACAACCAAAACCAACGTTCAACCAGCAATTCAGCCAATTAGACCCGCAAACACAAGACATGTTTAACCAACTCCCGCCGGAAGCTCAGGCGGAAATCATGCGGAGTGTGGGCGGATGAAGGTCAAACTTACCGAAAGGAACCTGGTCACGTTTTTCACGGTTTATGAATGCTGTGGAACGAAGCAATACGTGAGCGAGGAAGGTCTGAAAACATCGGATGAAGTCACTTGTTGCGAGTGTGGACGCCCGATTATGTTTCGTTCGCAAAATGGACTGTGGTATTGCGCCGGTCCGCGAGTATTTTAATAGGAGGAGTCATATGCCGCTCAAAAAAGGGAAATCACAAAAGACGATTAGTCAAAATATCCGAAAATTGAGAAATGAAGGCTATCCGCAAAAACAAGCTGTTGCGATAGCCTTGAACAAAGCTGGAAAATCCAAGAAAAAGTAACACCCAAACGGGTGTTTTTCTATTTTCAGTCCATTGAAAGGTGGTGAGAACATGGCCAATTACAAGCGCACCAACGCATCTTCAGCAATGGTGAAGGCACCGCAACCGCCTGCGGGCAACGTGAAAAAGCCGCAAGCGGCCAAAGGCGGAGATTTGCGGGCAAGAGGAAGCAAATGACACTCGGAAAGACGAGAATTCGTCGGCGGACGTATACGCGAAAAGGAGGATTGTAATGAAACCAAAGTATAGATTTCCCCTGAATCTGCAATTGTTCGCAGAAGAAGGGCAAGAGCAGACTGTTGACGCAGGAACTGGGGAGGTCGCTGCGCCCCAAGAAGAAATTGAAGTGAACAACGAAGTTGAAAATACCGACGGGGAACCCGTAGACGCAAACGCCGCTTCGGAGAGCGGGGCTGAGGTCGTCGATCAGCCGAAACAATCCCCGGAAATGAACCGCGCTTTTGCGGAACTCAGAAGGCAAAAAGAAGCCGCAGAGCGCAAAATGAAAGAAATTGACGATTGGGTCAGACAAACCTACGGCCATATGGGCATCAACACATGGGAAGAGTACCAACAAGCACTGAGGGAAGAACAAAAACGCAGGGAATACGAGGAAAAAGGCATCGACTATGATGAGATGAAGAAAATCGTCAAAGAAGAATTGGAAAATCATCCTACTGTCATCGCCGCAAGGCAAGCAGAAAGGCAGATGATGTTGGAACGGCAGTTTCAAGAGTTCCAACAAGCCTTTCCCGACGCCAATGTGAAGACGTGGGATGATCTCTTTGCTTTGCCAAAATACGAACAAATGCACCAAAAAATCATGCACGGGTACACCATTGCGGATGCCTATTTGGTCACTCACGCGGATGAAATCCGCCAAAAATCTTTGGCCGCCGCCCGACAAGCGGCTTTGAACAGTGTGAACGGAAAATCGCACATTCAAAGCACTGAGGGCAGCGGTGACGTGGATAATTTTCAGATGCCTGCGGAAGTCTTGGCGGAATATCGCAGAATGTTCGCCAAAGAATACCGAACCGGCCAGATGAAAGATGAAGACTTTATCAAACATTACAAAAAATCTTTAGGAAAATAGGAGGTTTGAAGAATGGCATTTTTACCTGTGAAAAGTTTGGACGGGGCCAGTGACCCGTTTGAATATCTCTATATGACGGATTCCGAAGCCGTGACGTTGGGCGAAACGCTGAAAATGGTCAACGGTCGCCTGACTTTGGCTTCGGGAACCGACGATCCGGAATTTATTGCAATGGCATCAGCCGCAGCCGGGACCAACGTCAGGATTCCGGTTGTGCGGCTTGACGATGAAAGAGAATGGGAAGTGCCCTGCACCGGGCAGATCGCAAACACTGGTGTAGGTACAAAAGTCACGATTCACACCGACGGACTCCAGGTCACCACGACAACGACCAACGGAGTCTTTTTAATTTCCCAAACCGACGGGGCCAATCCTTCAACCGTCAGAGGATATTTCAAACGATAAGGAGTTGAGAGCATGGCAGGAATAGTGTTTAACAAAGCATCGGGATTAAACGACAGCGTATTCGGCAAGTCTCAAGAACCGATTAAACTGTTCATCGAACAGCAAATTGAAGCGTTCCAACAATATTCGATCATTGACAACGTGTTCTACAAAGACGAAACCAATAATTTCGCAGAAAAATACAGCTATGAAACGTCCTTGGGAGACTTTGAAGCTGTGGGCGAAGGCGGAGCGTATCCCCGGAACTCGTTCCAGGAAGGATACAGCAAAGTTATTGAACCGGAAGAGTGGAAAAACTCGTTTGAAGTCACTTTGACGATGATCGAAGACGCCAAAATGGGGAAAGTGAAGCAGAGAGCCGGGCAATTTACGCTCTCGTATAACCGCGGACGGGAAAAACTCGCTGCCGCGATCTTAAACAACGGCTCTTCTACAACGATGACATTTGGCAAAAACAACCGTGTGTTCGACATTTCGGCTGCAGACGGAAAACCTCTTTTTGCAACAGACCATCCGTCCAAAACCGGAAATACCGGAGTGCAGTCGAACTACTTCGGCAATGAATTTTCTTATGACGCACTGTGCCGCGTGGAAGAAGCCATGCAGAAATTCACGGACGATGATGGGAATATCTTGAACATCATGCCGGATACCATCATTATTCCGTCGAACGCACGGATCAAGAAACTAGTCTTTGACGCTATCGGGGCCGAAGACGGTGCGCCGGGAACTGCAAACCATTCGTTTAACATCCAATATGGCCGCTGGAACGTCATCATGAGCCCGTATCTGCAAAACACTCCTGGAATCACTCCCGGAACGGACACATGGTATCTGATGGACTCCAAATTTAACGAATATTACGCCGGGTTGGTGTGGCTGGAACGGGTTCCGCTCACGGTGAAGTCTTACATCGACGAAAACACCGACAACAACGTGTTTAAAGGCCGTGCCCGTTACGGAGCCGCACCCAACAACTGGCGAGCCATTTGTAAAGTCGATCCTGGTTTAGGCACTGTGTTGTCCATCTAAGGAGGGATAACATGGGACAAACCAATTTTGATGCCATCGGATTAGGCCGGGACAGTCAGGCTGAAACTTTATTTGCAAAAGTTTTAAACGCAACCGCAACCGTTGATCCTGCTTCTGTGGGGGCAGGAGCTTCTATCACTTTTACCATCACCGTAGAAGGTGCAGTATTGGGGGACTACTGTTTGGTAGCTCCCCCGTATGATTTGCAAGGATTAGTAATGTCCGCCAGCGTGACTGCAGCTGATACCGTAACCGTAGTCTTGTACAATCCCACAGCCGGGGCAATCGACTTGGCGAGCGGAGATTGGAAAGTCAAAGTATTATCTTAACGCAAAAAGGGAGTCTTAACGGCTCCCTTTCTCTACATAAGGAGGGAACCTATGTTTACGGAGAATCAAATTAAGGGAAGTTTAAACACACCTGACAGAAAGTTGCTTTACGACATCCGAGAGTTATTGATCGAACAAAATCAGTTACTTAGAAAATTAACGAGCGAAAACAATCAGGAAACTGTTGACATAAAACGAAAACGCCGCAAGAAGGAGGAAATGCAATGAGAGTCGTTCAGGAGTCTTTCAGAGGGGCCTTCAACGTCACACCCAGCGATACAGGGACGATAAGAGAAACCAAAGCTTTATACATCGGCACGTCCGGGGATTTGAAGGTAGATATGGCTGACGGTTCCACTGTAACGTTTTCTTCGATCGGAGTGGGTTTCCATGAACTGTCCGTCAAAAGAGTCTATGCCACCGGAACCACGGCTACAAACATTGTGGCGCTGTATTAGGTGATCGTATGTATACGGTACAAGAGATTATCGATCGGGCAAAGTTGAAAGTCCCCAACAACGAAGACGTGACAGTGCAAATTAAGATTATCGACAACATTCAAAAGAGACTTTACAGGAAATATAAGATTCCCACGGCGTTCAACTATGAGATTTTAGAAGGGCAGTCTTTTATTGACGTGGGTATTATTCCGTCAAAAATCTTTGACGTATTGGTGGATGGAGAGTCTTATCCAAACAAAAAACTGATCGGAACCACGACAGACGCCAGCCGGTATCATTTCTTTTTTGATACTCTGCTAGGCATTTATCCGGCAGCCAAAGCGGATGGAACGTTAACCGTTTACGCGTATGAATCCCCTGAATCCCTTACCAGTGTTGGCCAAACGCCTTCTTTAGACGGGGATTATCACGACATTTTTGTTTATGGACTTGCCAAACATTTAGCTGAAACGGTTCAAAAATTCGATTTGGCTGCGCAGTTCAGAATGGATTATGAGCAGTTGGAAGAAGAACTCGCTTTAGTCTATCCTTTCACGCCGGAAGTCAAAACCATCATGTCCGAATCGGGGTGGTAATGTGGTCACAAAAGTAACGGAGCAAATATATCAACAAATCAGTGAACTAGGGAACAAAAAAATATGGTCAGGGATTATTTATAACGTCAAAGAATTCGGCGCAAAAGGCGACTACGATCCTTCAACCGGAACAGGAACCGACGATACAGCAGCAATAGCAAACGCAATTAATTCAGCTAATGGTCGGCCTATCGCCTTTCCGCCGGGTGTTTATGCGGCGACTCAAATTGCATTTCCTGATAATGTGCATGTTATTTTTTTTAATGCGAAATTTTTTAGAATCGAGGGAACAGGTCCGTTTATTACAACCGGCCAAAATTCAATTCTGTTTGGAAATGTAGAGATCGACGGAAATAAAACAAACATTCCCGGAGCCAAAGGGGATATAGGCATCATATTGCAAACCGGAACCAAATGTTTTGCTCGCGTCAATTCGCATGACAATCACGGTCACGGCATCGTTTTGGAATCAAACACGGACATTTATTCTCCAGTCGCTCATGGCAATGGCATGACATACGACCCTAATGGAATGGGGGAAGGGGATGGAATTTATACTGTTAACAGTGAAAATGTGAATATCATCAATCCCTATGCATACAACAATTCTCGCATGGGTATTACTGTCACCACTTCTCCGACAAATCCTGACGCATGTAAAAAAGTGAAAATCATCAATCCTCATGTGCCTGATGATAATGCTTATTTTGGAGTTGATGTCGAATATGCATCAGAATGTATTGTTCAAAACCTCACCGGATGGTGCAAAATGGCATCTTCCAATTCCAAAGATTGCATTTACGAAAATTTACAAGTGAAAATGTTCTATGGAAATAACACGGAACGAATTACCGTTAAAAAAGTAAAATGTAAGCCTTTAGGAGATGTATTTAATGTCTTTTTCCTAAGCGGATTGGATCCTGTCGTTGAAGACCTATATGTGTTCAATACAGCAACTACTTATACATCAAATACTGTAGAAATTAGAGATACTGTAAATTTAAGAGCCATTGTAAAAAATGTCGTGATCGAGAAAGGACATAACGGTTTCACAGGCGCAGGGATTTTTGAATTACGGAATGTCACGGTGAAATCTGCAAATAACAGGTCATACCTGATCGACGGACGGAATGTTCGGGGTGGGAGAATGCTTGAAATCATCAATGGGTTTTTGAGGGCTTCAAACAACGTTAAGCCAAACACCGGACAAGGTTATACCGGGACGTATAAAGTCGGGGATATTGTTTGGAATGATGCGCCTACGGAATTAGGAAACGCCGGAAGTAAGTATGTAGTTCAAGGTTGGCTTTGTACAGTCGCAGGAGACCCGGCAACATGGTTAGAGATGAGGACATTGACAGGGAATTAGAAAGAAGGTGATCATTTGCCACTGAAAGTCTTAAACACCTTCAAAGGCGTGAACAAACTGGATTCCTTCTCCATAGGAACCATGTACGCCGCAGAATTAAAGAATCTTTCCGGAGAAAATTTCCCGGCGGTGAAAACCCGTCCGGGATTTTTAAATTTAGGCGGGGGAATTGGGGGAAAGGTTTTAGGGATTGGCGTATGGAAGGAAACCGAGATTCACGCGGTATTCAGTGACGGAACATGGCGAAAATGGAACGGGAGTTCATGGACAACCTTAGCAAGCGGGCTAAATACTTCTGCGCCGTGGACGTTTACCAATTTCAAAGGCGCTTTATCGGACATCAATCTGTTCGGCACCAACGGCGTTGATCAAATGCGACGATATGACGGCGTTTCTGTGGTTACGGTTCCCGATGCTCCAGCTGGTGCAAAATACGTCACGCAGTTTGCGGATCGGCTTTGGTGCGCGGTGGGGAATGAACTAAAAGCCTCCGCTTACCGCGACGGAACAGACTGGACAACCGTTTCCGTTCCCGAACAAGATACGGACTCATGGTATGCGATCATTGAAACACCGGACGGAGAGGAAATCAACGGTATCCATGGAGGGTTATCCAAACTCGTCATCACGAAACCCAGTTCCATGCATGAATTGTTCGGCTATGCGCCTTCGGATTATGAAATCCGCCCGGTGACGTTTGATATTGGTTCTTTGAATGATCAAAGCATGGTCACGTTAAACGGAATTCTGTATATGATCGACTCCACGGGGATTTACCGTTATTCCGGAGGAACGCTGCCGGATAAATATTTCTCCAAACGAGTTCAATATTATATCGACACCATGAACAAATCCGCCGCGAATCAGTCTTGTATCGGTACGGATGGATTAAGAATCTATATTTCCATTCCAAGCGCGGGAGCATCCGCGCCGGATACAGTACTAGTCTATGACCCGGAACACAACGAAAATGAAGGCGGCACATGGTATGTCTGGAAGGATATGTATCCCTTACACTTTGCTTTGGTGCAAGGGAGTTTATATTTTGGTGACAATACGGGTAAAGTCCAACAAATCACCGGAACCGATGATAACGGCACTCCAATTTCATGGGAATGGATCTCAGGTCCGATGACGGCGCCTTCTTTGGCGCAAATTATCCGTTGGTTAACCGCGTGGATCACTGTGAATTTGCCCTCAGGATCGACGTTTAATTTGTATTTGAGCAGTCAGTCGCAAGGGGACAGCGATTGGACGCTTGTACATTCTCTCAGTTCGTCAAGCGACGTATCCAGCACACCGATCTATTTACAGTCTAACGCAAAAGTCGATTTTGAACGGTATATTCGGTTTAAATTAGCTGGAACCGGACCAATGACGCTATATGAATTGACTTGGGACGAACAATATAATCCGTTAAGATAGGAGGAAACCTATGAGCATATGGAGCGCACCGAGAATCCCTGCGCCGCCGCCGTCCAATGACCCGGCGATTTTAAGGCAATACACTCATGATTTAGCCAACATCATGGCAAAAGTCTTAAATGAATTGGACTGGCTGATTAACGGAAAACTGGATTCCAAAAATACAAGGGAAATCGGGGGGTATCTGGTCAGTCTCACATCGTTGGAATCCGCAAACGGCGTGGTGGGATTATCTTCCCTAATTACCGGTGGAGATGATCTACGCATATGGGCCGGGAATGCAAACCGTGAATTGGCTGCGTTCAGGGTGTATGAGAGTGGGTATATTGTGGCAACGAGATTTTTACTTCAGTCTGAAAATTCATCTGCAAGAATTGAATTGTCAAGCTCAGGAAGTTTGTTAAGAGCAGGGAACGATACAGATCAAATTGTTATTTCGGCAGACTACGACGGAAATCCTGCCCTTTTGTTTGTTGAAAACGAAAGAGGGGCTATTGCTCTCACTTCGTTAGGCGATTTCTACTTGTTAACAACGCCCGGCGTAAATATAAATATCTGGCCTGATAATAATTTGAATTTACTTCCAAACGGAAATATCAGGATCAAAAATTGGGGTAAACTTTATAATATCGACAATGGAGAAACCTTACAACAAGCCTTGGATAATAAAGCTGACGAACCGCCTGCAATATTTACAGACACAATAGACTTATCAACTGCGAACGAAATCGTTGTCTGGCGCGGGTTTATCGTAGATGTTCACTAAAATGTGAAAATATGGTATTCTTGAAGAAAAAACGAAAGGAAAGAATGCCATGAAAAAAATAATTCTAGCACTTATGCTAGGTTTAATAATTGGTTCGGTCAGCATCGTTGCTGCTCAAAGCGAAACGATTGAAGCTACCATTTCAAAATTTAACATCATAGTGAATGGAGAATATAAGCAACTTCAATCCGATCCGCTGGTTTATCAAGGAACAACCTATATCCCGCTTAGGGAAATAGGAAATTTGCTTGGTTACGATGTAACGTACAAAGCGGATACACGCACGATTGAATTAAATCAATCAGAGCCAAACATTCCGGAAGAAATTGAAACAGTGCAGACAGAACCGCAACCAAAAGATGAACAAAAAGAAGTTGGTGAAGGGCCTATGGAAGAAAAACTTCCCTCTTTAGAAAGCGTTAACGAAGAAATTAATGTTGTTAAAATGCGTATCCAATTAGTTGATTACTTAATTAAAAACGCTAATTCTACTCAACAACAATTCATTGATACTTGGAATGAAGAAAAAGCCGAACTTGAAAATCAATTGGAAGAATTGGAGCAGCTTAAACAACAACTTGAGTCCCAACAATAACATGACAAATCCAACGTTTCATGGTATCATAAAAGTAAATCAAGCGTAAACTAAAACAGAGAGGTACGGCCAATACCTCTCCTGTACAACTCTTGGGCGGGTAACCTCCTAAGATTTGTCCTTGCGAAGTAACCCACACGGCCTGACTAGCGGTGGGTTACTTTCGTTTTTCGATGTAAGTTAACAGCGCCAGAATGAATATTCCGAACGCTATTAATTCGCCGAACGAAATGTCCATAGGCATCCCCTCCTTTCTGGAGGTTCGCCTTACCCACCACAAGCGGTTGTACAACCATATTATACCATATACACCCTTCGGGGTGTTTTTATTTTGCCTTAAAAGGAGGTCCGTCATGGAACTGTCTGAAAAAGAAAAAGAGCAGTTGAGGAAAAACAGACTGAAAGAATACCTTGTTAAAATCTATTCTCTGGAAATGGACTTAGTTGCCTGTGAAGCTGCAGGAGACACACAAGGGGCAGAGATAGCCAAAACGAATCTGGAAGGTCTCAGAAAAGCCTACAAAGCCATAGAAGAAATGGGGTGATCGTATGGCAATGACGCCTGAACAAATTGAACGAGAGTTGCAGAGAAAGGCCCGGGCAGGGATTAAACCTACCGACCCAAAGAATATGCAGCGATACAATGAAATTTTGGCCAGTTTAAGGCCGCAAAACCAGCCTAATCAACCAAATTTCACTGCAAGACTTGTTTCCGTAAATCGGCCTGCTTCTCAACCAACGACAAGCCAAACAACAACTTCCACACTGCCGAAAATGAGAACAGATAAAGGTTCCTACGCAGGTAGTGAAATGGACCAGTTTTTGCGTCAAGGGCAGTTCGATCTACTAAATCAGTACAGAACGAATATTACACAACCGATTCAACCGTTTACCTATAACGTGGAAGAACTCACTCAAGACCCGCGTTATCAGGCCCGATTAAGAGAACTCGAGCAATCCGCAGAAAGAAACACCAACCAGGCTTTAGTGAATTTGGGAAGGCGAGGCATAGGAAATTCGCAATCCGCCGTAACCGCCGCATTAGCGCAACAACAGAACGTCACGAATATCGCCAATACGCAGTTGTTGCCGGAATTGATTAATCAGAAGTATCAGGAATATTTAGATCAACGCGCAGCGCAAGAACGGCAAAATCAAGCCATTTTGGGTCTCGCCGGAACGTTGGGCGATATGAATCGTCAAAACTGGCAGGATGCTTTTGCATACCGTCAATTCCAAGAAGGAGTCAGACAAGCAGATCGTCAGTTCGGCTTGCAAGAACAAGCACAAAGAGCAAGGTTAACAGGAACTATTGTTGACGAAAACGGAAACGTAGTACCCACGACAGCGGAGCAACAGAGACTGTTAGACAATGCCTGGACTACAATTGAAAAGATTGGCTATGTGCCTGAAGATTTAGCTGCAATTGTTGGTGTTCCAGCCGGTACTCCGACATTGCAAGCGAAAACAATGGCAGATGAACTAAGATTGCGTCAGAGTCAGATCGGGCTAGAATATTCGAGGGAAGGCAGATTGGCACGACAAGCTGCATTAGATAATCTATATCGTCAATGGGAAATGACAGGTGTCGCACCTGCGGGGATACCTGGAGTAGCGCCGGGAACTCCTTTATTTGATCCAGTAGCTGCAAGACAAGGTGAACCTGAACCTACCGCCAATGACCTAATCGCCGCCTATATTTCGCAATTGGAACAATTGACTCCTGAAGAGATTCAAAGAGTTTTCCGTGAAGAACGAGAAAATATTATAAAAGATATTGGACCAAGCGGTTATCGTTTTCTTGCAGACCTATATTTAAACAACCAAAACTATCTTGATGAACTGCTTCAAGATCGAAGGTGAAAATTATGCCTATTGACTGGTCAAAGTACGGGTTAGAACCTATCGAAGAACAACGCCGCAAAGAAAACATCACAAGCGTGGATTGGAGTAAATATCAAACATTAAGAACATTTTCGGCTAGCGATGTGTTAAGAAGTTTTGAAACGCCTGAACCTGAACCAAGGCCGAGACCCTTGATTCCAGGCGCAACCAGTTTAGGCGCACCGCCGAGCCAAAGAATCACGGTAGAGGATGTAAGAACCGGACGCGCACAAGTGCCTGAGTCCGTGCGCAGGCAAGTGGAAGAATATCGCCCGTATGAAGGCACGCCACGTTCTTTGGCAGATCGAATCGTAGGGGCTACTTCCGATGCGACCATTCAAGCAATTAACGCGGCATATTTGGAACTTCCGAATGCTCTATTACCAGGCGGAAGACAGGCCCAACAAGAAACCCAATCTGCGGCAGGAAAGGTCGGGAGGTTTATCGGCGAAGCTGTACCGATTGCCGGGGCTTATCGGCTAACAAGGGGTTTAACGACGCCTTTAACCCGAAACGCGCCGAGAGTCGTTCAAACTGCCGCGAGAGGTGCGGCCGCAGGAGCAACCTATTCCGGCGCAAAAGAGCTGGCTGACGTTGCTTTGGATACAAGGGGCGACGAAGATCAAACATTAGCTGAACGTGCGGGAAATGTTGCCTTGGAGACCGCGTTATTTGCTGGCGGGGATGCAGTGGTAAGTGCTTCTGCTCCGTGGGTAAGACGCGGTTTAGAGAGACTTCTGAACCGAAAACAGACCCAATCTCAACAAGAAGTCTTGGCATTGCCAGCGCCGAGACAGCGAGGTAATGTCAACACAGCGCAAACGCCGGAAGTGATAAATGTTCCTGAAACCGGACCAAGAGCATTGCCTGAACCTTCTTTTCAGCCAACACGCGCGAGAACCGGCCCGAATCCTTACCGGGTGAAGTTTGAACGATTAATTGCAGAAGCGAATCGACAGCAGTTCCCGCCGGGCAGAGAATTAGAAGCGTTGGAGGACTTGTGGTCACGGATGGCCGAACCGACAGACCCGAGCTTGGACCGTCTGATTGATTTGGCTTATCCTTCCCGCAGGATTTCGCCCAGGGCTTTACAGAGAGGCAGAATGGCGCAAATTGCTGGGCTTGGGCCAAATGTAAGAAGAATGCCTGAACCGCAAGTCACGGGAACCGTGGCTATGCCAGAAACGCGCGTTGTAGTGAGGAGGGCAGAAACAACAAGAGAAACACCAACAGTTGCGCAACCTGCAAGGGAAACGCCATTGGCAGTCACGGCGCAAACGGTTGAATCCGCACAGCCGACACGGCAAAACTGGTTTACTCGTCTATTCGGGAATTTCGGCGTTGGAATTTCGCCATTTGGCAGTACTCGTAGGGTGAGGAAAGGCTTGCTGGATACATCGGAACAGATTGTTGGCAGTCCGCTCAGAAAAGATATTCAAGGTCTTAAACAAAACGCACAGGCTACAGCGAGAGCGGTTTATCAAAACTTTGTCGATTATCTTTCTCCTTTAAAACGGATCAGCCGGGAAATATACGATAAGGCCATTGACGCAGCAAGAGCAAACAATATCGCTAACGTCATAGTTAGGGATAAGTTCGTGAATCCACAAGGGCAAGTCGTAGGCGAAGGACTCCAGAACATCTTTAGAAAAGTGGGCCGTGGTGAATCAAAAGCATTTACGGATTATCTCGTACTCCGTCACGCGCTAACCAGAATGCAGCGCGGGGAAAGGGTTTACGACCCAAGCTTGAACATGACGCCAGAGAAGGTTCAACAACGGATTCAAATGTATGAACAGCGTTATCCGAATTTCGTCAATATCGCCAGGGAATGGGACCAATATAACGATAATCTTTTAAGAGTTTACGGCGTGGAGGAAGGCCTAATCTCCCCGGAATTGTACCGGTTGTTACGTGAACGAAATCCGAACTATGCACCAATGAGAAGACAGTTCTCTACGTCTGAAAAATTTGCGAGTCCTACGAGCCTAAGAGTGAGAGCAACATTCAGTGGACAGAAAGCGCCGATCAAAGAAGTCAGCCCGACCGGTTCCATAAGAAGGATCGTTGACCCGAGAAGATCAACTATCGAAGCAACGGGTGCGTGGGTGAATGCAGCTTTGCGGAATCGCGTAATGCAAGGGATTGTCAATCATATTCTGAGAGACCCGGAAGGCATGAAAGACATTGCGGAAATCGTTCAACCGAAAAAAGGGCAACCCAACTTACGACAGATTCTTTTGGAAGAAGGGCCGGAAGATTTCTTGGAAATGCTGGATGAAGATTTTAACAAACTCTTTAAACGCACGCGCTTGGACGATGACAACATCGTAAGAGCGATGGTCAGGGGCGAACCGGTTTACATCCGAGTAAAAGACCCGGAAGCTGTCAAAGCGCTTGTTGGCATGGGTGCGGAGCAATCCAATCTGATATTGGATATGGCCGGATTTTTGTCGGATTTGACCAAAAGAGGGGCAACTGGAGCACTCGCACCCATGTTTGCGATCAAAGGCATAGGGATGGATACCGTTCAAGCCTTAATTCAATCCAAAGCGCCGGTACAGCATCTTTGGGATTTGGTCTATGCAACATTTAGCACCATTGCAGACCGTTTGCCGGCCAACACACCAGGAACGCAAAGACTTCGCCAGTTGGCCCAAGATTTCCGCAGAGTTGGGGGAGAATATTCCGCGGCATTGCGCGGGGATCGTCGTTTAAGACGCGGTATAAGCGAGATGAACCGCTATCCGATTCTTTCCCCGCAAAACATCGCCCGAACAGCAGGAAGAGCGTTAACCCTTCCGTTCCGCGCGATGGAAGGACTGGCGGATATATCGGAAAATCTCAACCGTATGGCCGCTTTTCGCGGAGCCATGAGAAGACAAGGCGGGGATCGGAGTCCTGAAGCCATTAGACAAGCATTAATGGAAGCAAGAGAAATCACCGCCAACTGGAGCCGAAGAGGTTCCCAGGCCAACATGATTGAAAAATTCATCCCTTACCAAAACGCAGCGATTCAAGGATTGTACCGGTTTGCCAAAGCGTTTAAAAACAATCCTATCAAAACCACTGCGATGGTTGGCGGGGCTGTCATGGTTCCGAAATTCCTTGAATACATGATGTTTCATGACGATCCGGATTATCAAAAACTACCTGCAAGGGAAAGATACCGGAATTTGTTTATCGCCAAGAACGAAGACGGAACCTTTGTAAAGATTCCTATGTCACCTGAATACAACGCTTTTGGAGCGTTTATGCAGGATATTCTGGCTTTCTATAAAGACGAAGACCCTGACGCTTTTAAGGGCGTCGCTGATGCTGTGGCCAATGCTTTCTTGCCGCCACTTTTATCCGGTGCTGCACAAGGAATTACACAAAGCGGCGGGGTAGAACAAAGTCTTGCAGGATTGGCGAATGCGAGTGTCCTTGCTCCCTATGCGGCGATCATGACGAACCAATCCTTTACGGGCGCGCCGATTGTGCCGCAAAGACTTCAAAACATGTCGCCGCGGTATCAATACGATGAAAGAACCAGCGCCATTGCCATACAAATCGGGAATATTTTAAACATGTCCCCGATGAAAGTGGATTATTTGTTAAGAGCTTATGGGGGTGATCCGGCAAGGTTATTGTTGCCTTTGACTTCTGAGGTAGGAGCTGGAAGACCGAGAGAAACCATTTTAAGAAACTTCATCGCGGACCCGGTGTTTACAAACACATTAGCGGACGACTTCTACACCGCCAAAGAAAACTTAACCCGAGCTTACAACGACAACAAAAACGCCGGAGTGCCATTGCCTGAATGGTTCGATCCGGTTTTGTACAAATTAGTCACTTCACAAGCTAAAGGCGCACCGTCAAAGGTTCTTTCTGATCTTGGAAAACTTCAGCGTCAAATCAGTGCGGATAAATCACTGTCTGCAACAGAACGAGCAGAGTTACAGCGTGATATTCGCGCCAGGATGAACGAAATTTATCTGGACATCAATACACTGATGGAACAAGCCGGAGTGCCAATGTCGGGAAGATGATTCAGGGGAAGGCAAGTAGGCCAAATCCTTCCCCTTTTACTCTCTGCCACGTAGGGAAAGCAGAGAGTATTTTTATTCTAGCAAAACGTAGGGGGATGAGACATGAGGCTGGAAGATCAAGTTCAAGATCATGAAAAACGAATTCGCACGCTGGAGGTGGACAGCGCGTTGTTAAAAGATCATGTGCAATCAATCCGTAAATGGGCCGGCTGGGGAGTCACAATATTGGGTGGTTCTTTTTTGTTGCAACTTGCAAGTTTGATTATGGGGAAGTGAGAATATGGAACAATGGCCTATTCCTTTAGGAAGGCATAACCGTCCAGGACGGAAAATGAAACCCAAAGGCATTCTATATCACTGCACCGCAAACTGGAATCCGTCAGCCGATGCGGAAATGCACGCGAGATATTTGGTCACCACCGACCGAGAAGTGAGTTGGCATGTTACTGTGGACCATAAGAAAGCGATACAACATCTTCCGTTTGACGAAATCGGCTGGCACGCAGGGGATGGAAATGGAGAATACAACTCTAACTGGATTGGTGTGGAAATCTGCTGTAACCGGGTGAAATACGGACAACCGCTGGATAAAGAAACGTATCAAAATGCTGTCCGAGTGATCTCCGGATTAATGAAAGAACTTGGATTAACCGAACTGAAACCGCATAAAGTGGTATACGGTAAAGACTGTCCGCATCATACATTATTCGATCACGCACAGTTTGAAAAGGATGTGAGAGAAGCAATGACAGAAGAAAAAGACGACGTTCCCACATGGGCCAAAGCATCCTGGGAAAAAGCCGTAAACGCAAAGGCTATAGACGGAACCCGGCCTAACGACGCTTTGACCCGTGCGGAGTTCATTACCGTATTGGACAGGCTTGGACTTATTCAAGAAAAGAAAGGATGATGAAAAATGGAATTCCAAGTTTACGACATTGCCGTTATCCCGGTGATCATGGCTTTAGTTCAGTTAACCAAACAATTCGGCGCAGGGCCGAAGATTCAACCGCTTATTGCGCTTCTGTTAGGGATCGGCGCAGGATTTGTCTATATCAGCCCGGATGATTGGAAAGCGGCTTTGTTTCAAGGCATCGTCATGGGCCTTGCGGCTGTGGGGCTGTGGAGTGGAACGAAAAATACCATAGAGAAAAGGGAGTAAAAAATATATCCCCGCTGGCTTAGGCTGGCGGGGATTTTTATTTTCGGCAATTGTCGTCAAAGGATTCGACAAGCCTCGGATAGAAGTATGTCCGGGGTGATTTTATGCTCAAAAGCCGCCTTAAAGTGATTCTGGCTGAACGAAATATAAAGCAACAGGATTTGCTGAAGCGTATGAAAAAACCCATTTCCCACGGAGCAATGAGCAAAATCGTCAATGGCACGATTCCAAAGTTGGAGACTGCCGCCGATATTGCAAAAGCATTGGACATGCATATAGACGAAATTTGGATCTTGGAATAAAAAATGTGAAGTGGACAAGCAATATTTTACCTTCAGGAACATATACTGTATCAAAATCGAAAGGAGTTGATACAGATGTATGTTGTGATCGACTTATGCAAGCCTCGTCGGCGGCTGAAAGAACATCTTCCTGCCGTCTACGTGCTTGTCCTGGGCGCATTTGCCGTGAAAGGTTGGGTATCGCTATGGTGAACGCAGTTGAGCAACGGCTTGCCGAGCTTTGGACGATCAGCAAACAAAGAGACTTGACCGAAAAAGAAATGTACGAAATCGGTCAATGTTTAGAGTGGCTTGCAAACGATGTGTGGAAACGGGTAAAGTTGGAGAACCTGTCTTTGCTCGCCAGCATGACAAACGATACCGATTGGCAGTATGAAGTGTGCCGCAGAATCGACGAATTGCAAACGCCTGGCGTAAAGATTATTCGAGCAAGAAAAAAGCCGGGCCCAAAGGGCACCGACTAACAACCCAATATATTTTATGCAGAAACCCGACGGATGATACCGCCGGGCTTTTTTCGGCCAGCCCTGTCACGCATTGTGAAGAGGCGCGGGATGGGTCTATTATGTACGGAATGCGGGCCAGGATTTGCACCTGGCATGATAGCATTTCGTACCTGCCAGGCTCCCCACTTCGTAGTTTGCGACGAAGAGTCGCAGGGACTACCAACCGCTACACCCGGTCACACAAGGCTGCTATCTTACGCTTAGCGTCCACCTTTTCCGCCACCGCATTCCATTAAGCACGGCGGGTTATCCGGCACACACCGGACCCGTCATGCATCAGGCCATTTTACGCCGCCGATCGGGAATACCCCAATCCGCACGGCAACCTGGGGTACTAGTCCGTCACTTGCTCCGCGAATGCGCAGGGCTTGACCGCTTAACAACTAACGTTGCCGCCGCGACAGCGCAGCGTGACGGCGTGACGGATAATAATTTTACATATTAATTTTAACACAAACTTCTGAGCGAGTAAATATTGTTTTAGGAACAAATATTCGCATATAATTAAGAACAGACGTTCTTAGGAGGGGTGCGAATGCACAAAAACACACCGGGTTCAAATATGTTTTGGGAGTCAAGCCGAATCATGTTGCCTGAACATAAAGCAGAGCTATTGAAGTATCAGGAAGAAACACGAAAAAAGCCACGGCCTGAACTCGATGAGCAAGAACAGGAAGACATCGCGCGGGGGATCGGTTATTCCTACGGCACAAAACAGCCGGTCAGCTTCATCCTGTACGGGGAATTTGAGGATCGGACGCTAACCGGCGTTGTGACGAAAGTGGATCAGCAGTTGAAACGGATTAAAGTTGAATTTGGTGAGGAATGGGAATGGGTGAATTTTAAAGACATAATAAAGGTAGAACTCAAATAAGTTTTCATATTCATAGTGATTTACCTTAGCGATCCACCAATAAAATGAAAAATTATTCAACAACGTTCCAAACAATTTCCGGATCTTCGTCTTTTTTCAATATCACTTTCTTAATAACTTTGCGAATCATCATCTTTTGCTCGTCTTCGGTAAGTAAGTCCCATGCGTCTGCCACTTCGCGAACGAGGTAAAGCATATTCCTGGGTTCTATAATTTTCGGCATTTCATCTTTCAAATCCTCCAACTGCCGCTCAATAGCTTCCCTTTCTTCTTCCAACTTTTTGATACGACCGCTGACGTATGATGCTTTGATCTCTCCTGTTTGGATCGCTTCGTACAGATTTTCCAGGCCTTCTACAACGGCTTTTAGTTTCGTTTCGAGGGAGGAAACAAGGTTTTGATCTACGGTATGCCTGGATTTTTGTTTGATAAATTCATTGATTTTTTTAGGCTTTAGTGCCACGGATTTCATTTCCTCAACAACCCATTCCTCAATTTTTTCTCTGCGGAAATATCCTAAATCGCAATAATCACTCCTATCCTTTCTCCGAACATGTTGATTTCTGCAAGCGTAAAGATCGTACTGATATGTTTTGTTCCGCTTATGCGTAATTCGTTTGACGTGAACGATCCCCGATCCGCACACGCCGCATTCTAATAATCCAGTCAGCAAGTAATCGCCTAGTGGTGATAACCCGTCTTTGCGCCGACTGTATTCCCTTTGAACAGCATACCAGGTTTCTTCGTCGATGATTGGTTCGTGTTTTCCCTCAACCAGAGTTCCGGCATTCACCAATTTTCCCATATATATGGGTCTTGCGAGCATATCACGGATTACGCAATGATCAAAAAATCTCGCTTTTGTCCGACTGGAAGCCCATTCTGCAATCGCAAGCCTGGACTGCCCTTGCAAATACCGTTTGAATATTTCTTTTACAATTGCAGCTTCTTCCGGCACGATTTCAAGCGTTTGCGTTTGTTGGTTCCAATTATACCCGAAAGGAATCCTGCCGCCGTACCAAATGCCTTGACTGGCTTTTTGGCGCCGTCCTGTGGTGGTTCGTTCAACAATCATATCCCGTTCCAATTGGGCAAATACGGCTAATATCCCAATCATGGCTTTTCCAAGTGGAGTAGACGTGTCAAAAGGCTCTGTTGCGGATTTAAAGGCGACGTTGTGTTTCTCGAACACATCTTCAAGCAAATGAAGAACATCTTTTTGTTTCCGTCCTAATCGGTCCAGTTTGTAGACGAGAACCAAATCAATTTCTTTTTCTTCGGCATGACGGATTAATCTTTTCATGGCAGGCCGGTTTAAATTTGTGCCTGTGTACCCATCGTCTATGTAGAGACTATAGTCATTCCATCCCTGGGACTTGCAAAACGCAATAAGACGCTCTTTTTGAGCGTCGATGGAGTAGCCTTGCTGAACTTGTTCATCTGTACTAACCCGAATATAGATTGCTACACGCATTTTTTGTCCTCCGGTGACGAAAAATTATGAAAATTATCCCATGCAAATATGCCCTTGAATTTCTGGTAAAATCAACCTATTATTATTTATACACTCTTTAAATACTATATTTTGGCAAACTCTCCGAAAGGAGAGGACGCAAAGCTACAGGGGCTAAGGATTTTCTATGCCAGCCAGCTGCACTATGGTCGTCTTCTCTATGGGAAGGCGATTTTTAATAATTAATACCCATTTTCTTCTAACCAAGAATATAGTTCATAGGGGGAAATGCCACTATTAATATAAGCATTTGTCGTTAAATAACCAATAATTTCTCCATCAAATACAATAATAGGAGGCTTTGTGGCATATTCATTAAAAGCACTTTCATTAGAATATTTACTTCCGTATTTTCCGTATTCATTCCAAATGCTTTTGGATGAGTAAGGACTTCCATATGTACCATACTCATTAAAAATAGATTCGGCGTCAAATTCGTTGGTTGTAAGTTTTCCTAAATACGTTTTTCCATCATTTGAATATAGTTCCGGGTATCCTGATGATGTATTCATAGTAGATGAATTGTTGTAATTGGGAGTGTTATTAATAGGTGCTATGTTGTTGGCAGGATAGATTGACCACTTTAGAATGTATTCTGAATAATTGATTTTACCATTAACATAATCTTCTATATCTTCTCTAAAAATAGACACTTCTTCTGTAATTGTGCCATTTACATTTATTTCAAATATGATAAGTCCAGCGTCCGTCTCTAATGTTAATTTGGATATTTCTGCTATATTTCTAAAATCTTCATCGACATCATCATCTAATGTATCTTTATAGTTAGCAACCAAAAAAGTAGATGTTCCTCCTGCATAGCTGTACTGAATATAATTAGCGTCATATTGTCTTGCTTTTGAAATTAATTTATCAAATTCTTTTTTCGAGAAAACGTACCCCGGATTGCTGGTTTGAGTAGAAGAACTTACATTAACAGTTTGTGTTTCTTGATCCCACGATACATTTAACCCAAGATCGCGCAGCATGTAAATCGGAATCATCGTTCTTCCTTCAAAACTGATTGCCGGAACATCTTGAGGAATAATAGTTTTTCCATTGTTCTTGATCTGAATGATAGGATAACCTTCAAATTCGCCGTACATACTCGCCGCAACGACAACGCCGGAAAATAATAGAGTGAGGGCAACAGATAAGATTAAAACTTTCTTTTTCATTTAACATACACTCCCTTTAATAAAAAATATTCCGAATATTATGTATATAGGAATATATTTCCTTGATAGGAACGTTTGTTCGTATTATAATAGAGACACTATCCTGAGAGGGGGTTTTCAAATGGATAGTGATAAGGAAACAATAAAGCGCTTCATCCAAAATGCGACGATCGAACAATTAGAAGAGTTGATATTGTATGTTAAGAATTTTGGGAAATATCCTGAATTAGTCAACTTGTTAAACGAAAAAATTGATATTATGGCTAAATCATTAAAATGAGCCCCTTTTATTTAACCAGGTTTTAATTAGCATGGTTATACATATCATCCCAATCGCTAATAAAACAGTAAAATCAAGATGATAATAGTGGTGAACGTTATCTATGCTTTTCGGATAAACTCTTTGTTCGTTAGTTGAGATAATGAAATCACGGTATTCGTTATAATCTATTTTCCCGTCCCCGTTAATGTCCGCTTTCAAACGTTCATAATCTGAATTTAAAATATCCCAATAATTGGTTTGAACAGATGTGTTAAACGGAGTTTCATTTGCTTCATTTTGGTCAGAATTCTTAATTTTCCTGTACTCTTCAATGGGTATAAGATTTAAGCCCATCGATAACCATCTCACTTTTTTATAAATCTCTTCATGAATTCAACAATGTGCTTTTTATCGTCTTTGGGCATTTTCGTTATTATATTAACGATTTCTTTATCTAATTGATCTAATTCGTATGATTTTTCAATGACCTTTGTTTCTTTCTCAGACCTTCCCATAAGATAATCAACCGAAACCTCATATAATCGAGCTAGTTTATTAATTGTTTCTATGTCTGGCTCTCTTTCGCCAGATTCATACTTCGCTAATGTGCTATTGTGTATGCCCAAATAATGCGCCACTCTGTTCTGCTTTAAATTTTTTCTCTCCCTAGCCGCCTTTAATCTTTCTCCAAGCACTTTTTTTATTTCACTCACCACAACTCACCTACTTTCACCTTTACTATTATATACATAATTGGCATATCGGAAAATTAAATTGGCAATTAGCCAAAAAAATTATTGACATTGGCAGTACGCCAACGTATAATAAAAATAAAATATTGGCGTTACGGAAATAAAAAGGTGGTGATTTGATTGAACATCGGAACAGCAATAAAGGATATTAGAAAAAGTAAAAACATTCCCAGTAAGGTTCTGGCAAAAAAATTAGGGATTAGCCCCTCTACACTCTCAAAATATGAGAGCAATGACAGAAAAATAAAAGCCGATATGCTTCCTTCTATTGCTGATGCTCTAGGTGTGCCAGTGGATTTTATTTTGCAAAAAATGTTGACGGAACGCCAATATGAAGATGAAACCGCATGAAAGGAGGGATTGGGATGGAGAAAGCCACAAGCCAAAAAGTTGAGGAAACCGTAATCAAACTTTGTGATTGGATACAAGACAAATGCAAAAACGGAACCTCCAGCGAAGAACTTGCAGTCTTGCCGGAGGTTGTGAAGGCAACTGCAGAACTTCATGGATCGCTTTACAATTAGAGCTTCATTGTTGTTCAGCTTCTTTCACAGTTTTGTAGATGGATTTGAATAGTTTGTCGATTTCTTTTGCATATTGCTCATTGAATTTTTCGCTTGAAATGTCGTGACCAAAATTATAGCGCATGATATCCATGGCTTTTAACATTATTTCTTTAGCCACTTCCAACCTTGCGCTTGGCGTAGAAGACATATTACCACCTCCCTTATCGAAAATGACAGACCCAATCACATTTTACCAAAGGGAGGAAATTACAGAAAGGAGGCTCCAAATGACCAGTGTTGTCCCACGAGATGCGCCGCATACACCTACTGTAAGAGGTGATGCGAACATGACAAAACAACTCAATTTCCCAAAAGAAATCGAGGATTTCATTCATGAATTAATCGCAAATGCAATAATCCGGGCAGAGAAAAACGGCTTGGAAGTTCCGAAAATGATTCTCAATGAAGGGGATGAAGAAGTATGAAACCAATCTTTTGGATTCAAGAAATTTGCGATGCCGACTGGAGAGAGCGCGTTGTGAATACAGCAGAGACAAAAGGTCTGAAGGATTGGTTCGCTTCAAAAACAATTGAGGAAGCGCTGAAAAGTTACGAAATCCGTCTTTCAGAAGGGTGATCTTACGATCACCTTGGGGGACAAGCAGAGGAAATTTCCCGCCGATCCGGTACCTGATCGACGGGTTGGGGATTATGTAGGGGAATCATTACATCTTTATATTAATTCAAATCTAATAATCTTTTAATGATCATATTGGAATAGTCTGAAACGGACATAAAGGTGGTGAGATTCAAATGAAAGCCGGTCAAAGAATTCGCAGACTTCGGCGCAGAAAAGGACTCACTCAAGAAAATCTTGCGGATTTAATTCATACTTCACAAGAACGTATAAGCAAGATCGAAACCGGCAGGTTGCAAATTAAAGCAGATGAATACTTTGAAATCATGGAATTATTGGCGAATGTTGAAAAGGTGGCTTCGTTCACGATCAATGATAACCAGAAAGGGGCTTTGGTGAAGTGAAAAACAGAGTTGCCATTACTTTGGCACTTGTCATTGCCCTGAGCATAGACAAGCTAAGGAGGGAAAAATGATTCTCATTCAATATCCGGGATTTTGGCTGATTGCATTGGTTTGTGTGGTATTGCTGATTGCTCTTGAGATCAACGAAAGGAGGAAGCGGAAGTAAATGGATCGGGTAAAAAAGGTCTATGCTGTAGTTACCGAGGAAGAATCTGACGCTTTTATGAAGATTAATTATGAAATCGAAGCCATTACTAAATTGCAGGACGCATTGGTTGATCGAATGACCAAGGCAAAAGAAAAAGAGAGGAAATTATGGAAAGAATTATCCACGAAATACAATTTGCCGGAAAAAACGTTGCAATTAGATCATTCTACAAAAGAAATTAAAGATTTATGACATAAGGGAGGAAGCGGAAGTGACCGCATGGCAGTTTCTTGGGGCGATATTATTCGCAGCCGTAATTCTGACAAGCCTATATTGCCTATACGACGCAGAACGGGAGGCGGCGGAATATGAGTGAAATCAAAATCGTTGGTACGTACCTGACACCGGAGCAAAGGCAAAAGTTTTATCAGCAGAAGAACAGGAAGAGACGGTTGGAGGAAAAGTTTCAACGAATCATTACCAAGATGATGGAAAGACAAAAATGACCGCTTAAAAAGCGGCCAAAAGAAATATTCTCGCTTGAATTATATCACATTCCATAAAGGAAGTGAAGGAATGGTTAACCTCGACCGTTTCGCATGGCGCGGGCCGTATGAAAATGTCTATCGCGCCTGGGATGAATATGAACCGAAAGTGATGATTGCCGGAAACTGTTGTATCTGCGGTCGGCAGATTGAGGGGGAAATGGGATTTCAATACACATACGACGGAAAAGAAAAAGTATGTTGGTTCCCGGAATGCCGCGAAGAAGCAAAGGCGGCAGGGTTGATATGACAGAACAGGTGATGATTTATACCCGGACTGAATGTGAAATTTGCGGACAAGAGATGAACCCGACATATGAAGAATACTGGCGCGGGCGCAGAATATGCGTCCGCTGCAAGGAGGAATTGGAGAAATGATGCTGCAAAGCACTATGCGAATCAGCTTCAGCCTTGATCATGCCGAGAACGTGCAGATTGAGGTCGAGGACGAAAACATCACTCTTAAAGAAGAATTCGGCAACAGGGTTGACGTTTATTTGACTCCAGAACAGCAGCTTGAACTTGCTCAGAAAATTATGGAGAAGCACGAAAGGAAGGTTAAATATGCGGCTGTATGATCTGACTGAGCAGTATCAGGACTTGCTGGACATGATCGAGGAAAACCCTGACAACGTTGATCTTCAAGCCATGATCAACGGTTTAGAGGGGAAGATCGAGGAAAAGGTTGAGAACATCGTCAAAGTCATTAAATCCCTCAAAGCGAACGCGAAAGCGATCGACGATGAAATAGAACGGCTCCAATACAGAAAAGAATCGCTAAACAAAAACATCAAATATCTTGAGGAAAGCACGCTTGAACTTCTCAAAAACGCCGGACTGGAACGAATTAAAGGCAAACTTTTCACGATATGGGAACAGACATATCCGCCTTCTGTTTACGTTGAAGATGAAACACTGATTCCCAAAAAGTATTTCGTCTTTGAGCCAAAACTACAAAAAAAGCTAATCATGGAAGACATCAAGAACGGAGTAGAAGTCCCCGGAGTGGAGATCAGACAAGGAAAGGGGCTTAGGTACAGATGAGTGATAAACAACTTGTTAAAAAATTGGCCGAAGTCATGATGCAGGTCAAATACATTCCAAAGAACGGATATAACGAATTTAACCGCTATAAATACGCAACGGAAGCAGACGTGAACGAAAAAGTGCGCGAGGAACTTGCAAAGCGGAATATTATTATGATTCCAAGCGTAAAAAGCCATCAAATTAGAGAACACGTAAATCGAAAGGGCAACACAGAGTATATTGCAACGGTCGAAGTAGAATTCACTTTTATGGACGGAGATACAGGAGAAACCATATCTTTTACAACTTACGGCGAAGGTCAGGACGCTGGGGATAAAGGGACTTATAAAGCCATTACTGGGGCGCAAAAATATGCACTTATGAAGGCATTCATGATTCCTACAGGGGACGATCCAGAAGCAGATCGCGGAGTCGATGAACGAAACGCACAAAATGATACTTCTGATGAAGAAAGAGAACTTGAGCGCCAAACAAAATTGAATCATGTCCTTGCAAAATGGCAGACACTGAGTGGTGAAAAGGACACAACAAAAGCAAAAGAAAGTCTTGAAGCGTTCCTGAATGAAAAATGGAAAAAGACTTTAGAAACGGTTACGCTCCAAGATTTGAAAACATTGGAACAAATACTTGCCAATCAACTGCTTAAAAAGGCGCAAGAGCAGAAAAAGAAAGGAGCGTGACCATGCTTAATAGGGTTATCTTAATCGGAAGACTTACCGCCGATCCAGAACTGCGATACAGCCAGTCGGGAACAGGAGTCGCGACATTTACCTTAGCTGTGGAAAGACAATTCTCCAATCAAAATGGCAAGAAGGAAACGGACTTCATCCCGATTGTTGCATGGGGGAAATTAGGGGAGAATGCGGCAAAATACCTTGCCAAAGGCCGCTTGGCAGCAATCGAAGGCAGAATCCAAATTCGGAACTACGAAAACAACGAAGGCCGGAAAGTTTATGTCACCGAGGTTGTCGCGGATAGCGTGAAGTTCCTTGAAAAAGCAAACAAAAGTGATGATCCATTCAAGGACGACGGAAAACAGCTTGATATATCAGATGAAGACCTCCCGTTCTAAGGCGGTGAAAACATGAACATTGACCATCACATTGCCGAGATCATGAGACTGCGGAGGGAAGCCGATAAGCTTCCCGATGATGTACCTCATGCGCTCATGGAAAAGATTGAACTTCTTGCAAAATGCCTTGTGTTTGTCGGTCGGCTTTCCAGCTTCTTAGACGGCGAATACAAGCGCATATATGCGGAAAGGAAACGGAAGTACGCCGAAGCATATGTCAATGCGCCAAGCCCGCGAGAAGCTCATGCAGAACTGGCCGTGATTGATCTAAGGCAACTTGAAGCAGAAGCATATGAAAAGATGCACCGCTGGAGGAACGCATTTGAAGCCATGAAGGAAGAAATCCACGCGCTGAAATTGAAATTGCGGATTGATTTTGCAGATGGAATGGTTGGTGATCCGTATGCTCCCGTTCAATCCGGTACCAAAGCCAAAACACAAGCGGTTTAAGCCTACGGCGAAACAACGCGGGGCAATCACTCCAAAGGTACGGAAAGAGCTTTATGAGCGATCTAAGGGATTTTGTGAACGTTGCGGAAAAAGGGCTGCGCATGCGGCTCATATTACCCGTAGATGGAAGTTAGAGAAAACCACAGTCAATGATTTACTTCACCTTTGCGTTGCGTGCCACTATTGGGCGGACAACACGGCAGAGGGGAGGAAATGGCTCCAACAGATGGGAGAGAGAATCCGATGAAATTTTTCCGAGAGTTGAACGCGTTTAGGGATTGGCTAATGTTAAACCCGTTGACCACAAGCGGAGTTGCTTTATGGTACACATTGATGTCCGTAAACAACATGGCTGGGTGGTCAGAGTGGTTTACAGTGCCGAATTCAACGCTTCAACAGTTGGCGAAGATCTCAAAGCAGGGCTTGGCCGACGCACGGAATGAATTAAAACTAAAGGGACTTATTGATTACAAACCAGGGAATAGAAAACAAGCAGGTTCATACAAAATGATTTCATTGGTCAAATCATTTGACCAATCAGACGACCAAACGCTTGACCAAACACTTGACCAAACACTTGACCAAACACTTGACCAAACAGCGGACCAACACTTGACCATTAATAGACATAGAAAAGATATAAATAAAAATAATAATTCTTCTCGTCGCAAACAAGTTTACGACAAAGACAGTGTTCCTTATCGCGCTGCATCATATTTGCTGGCGAAGATCAAAGAGAACAAACCGGATTTCAAAGAACCCGATTTGCAAAAATGGGCTGATGATATGCGTAAGCTCATGGAGATTGACAAAAGAGATGCGCATGAAGTAGCCAAAGTCATTGACTGGGTTTCACAAGATGATTTTTGGAGTACTGTCATTTTATCTCCTGCAAACCTACGGAAAAAATGGGATCAAATCACGTTACGGATAATGAAATCCCATCCTGTTAAAAAAATAGTTGCTGGTGGTGAGGATGTTGCAATCAATGTCCAGCATCATGGATACGATTCAAGAGAGGATCAACCGTATCCGTCAATTACAGGCGGAAAAGTCGGAAGACTTAACCGAAAGAGTGTATCAATGCCCTAAATGCCGAGATGAAGAAGGGTTTATCATTACACGCGAAGATGGGTCGGAAGCATGGAAGTTTTGTGAATGTGCGGAAAGAAAACGGATTGAACGCTTGTTTAAGGCAAGTCAAATTACAGAGGAATTTCGCAAAAAAACGTTTGACAATTTCGATGTTGAAGGCCGTCCGCAGGCGGTAAAAGACGCTTACGAAGCAGCAAAGGAATATGTCGCAGACTTTGAAAATATCCGGCACCAACGGAGAAACAGCATTGCTTTGTTGGGCGTTCCAGGTTGCGGAAAAACTCATCTGCTCATGGCCATAGCAAACAACCTAATGCAAAACGGAGTCGGGGTCCTGTACTTCCCCTGGGTGGAAGGGTTCAACAACTTGAAGGCTAACCTGGACTTGAGCGAAGAAAAAGTCTACAGGTTGCAGACGGTTCCGGTGCTTTACATCGACGATCTTTTTAAGGGCCGGGAAAAACCTACAGAGTTTCAACGCGAGCAATTATTTGCAATCGTCAATCACCGTTATCTGAACAATCTGCCAATTCTTATTTCGTCTGAATGGGACTTTGACCGGATTTGCGCCTTCGATATGGCCATAGGTTCACGGCTATACGAAATGTGTAGGGATTATGCAGTACTGCTGCAGGGCGGATTGGAATTGAACTATCGTTTATCCGGTGAAGAATAATGCGCGGCATGTGGTACGTCACAGACGGATTTGCCCGAGTGGAAACGGATTTCCCGGTGTACGAATGCAACTTCCAAAACCGCGGTCGATACGCAGCAATCATCATTCTGGGAAACATCATTCCGGGGGAAGAAAGGCCGGAAGAAATCCACCTGGAACCCGGCGAAGTGAAGAAAAACATCCCTTCAGCCGGCATCCGTCACATATGGTTTCGGTCCGAGCAGCGGATCACCAAGATTTATTACTTGCTGAAAGGGCGAAAAAGATGAACGTCGTGGAACTGAAACATCAAAGGCAAAACATTTATCTTGCCTGTGAAAATCTGGACTTTGTATGGGACGAAAGAGACGTAGTTGCTTTTGACCATATGTGGAACGAAGGTTTCAGCATTTGGGACATCGCCAAAGCATTTGACCGCGATCCGGACGAAGTGGTGATACTGGCCATAGACCGGGTGAAACGCGGGAATATACAGAAGCGCAAAGGCGGTGTATGGGGAAGGAGAATGCCGAGATGAAACTTGTCATTCCAGGCAGACTACCGAGCGAAAACGAAATCATCGCAGCGGCAAAAGGACACTGGAACTATTACCGCGAGATGAAGAAAACGGAGACAGAACGGGTGGCATGGCACGCGAAGGAGCAGAAAATCAGGCCCTTGCAAAAAGCGGATTTCACCATAACTTGGTATTGCCCTGACACACGCCGCGAAAAAGACAACATCATGGCAGGCCAAAAATTTATATTCGATGGACTAGTGCAAGCTGGGGTATTGCCAGATGATCGCTGGAAAAACATCGGCAATATCATGCATCGGTTTGAGGTAGACAAGAAAAATCCGCGGGTTGAAGTTTCGATATATCCGTTGTGAGGGGAAAGGAATGAAAGAGGTGGCGAACGCATGAAACCCGGTGACAAAGTGCGCAAAACGTTGACGGTGTTGAAAGTGAAAAACGGAATTCCAACAGTCTATGCGATCGACGAACTGCGGTATGTCATACTGCCGGAGGATGTGGAGAAGGCAATCAAAAAGTTGAGGGAGGAAAAATTGAAGTGAAACGGCTTAAACCCGAACAAATCCAAGCCGGACGGTCATACAGATTGAGCGGTGGGCTTCCTGTCAAAACAATCATTCGTCGGGTGGAGGGAATACGAGGAAATAACGTGGTTGTCAATGTAAATGGCGAAATGAAGGAGTTTCCGCTGAAGGTATTTGCAAATCTGGTAGTGGAGGAAGTGCAATGAAACACATCACCTATGCCGAATCTGTCCGACTAACGCAGGAAATCCTGGCACAATCGCCCGGAAACTGGACGCACATGCTCGACGGAAAACCCGTTCGCGAGGTCGCCCGGCATATCGTCGGCAAATACGAAATCGTCTTTTTCCGCGCCGACAACTATTGCGGACGATGGATTGCGGAGCAGTTTGACAAGCGGTCGAAACCGTACGTGCCGGAACCGGAACAACTTACAATGTTTTGAAGGAGGGAAGTAAATGACATGGGTTCCGATTCAAAAGTCCGACTGGCGAGCATTACGACTAGCTGACCGACATTATACAAGGCAAAAGCCCGGTACACCGCAATTTACACGGCCCGGACAAAATCTTGTTTTACTAACAGAAGATGAACAAGCTTTATGGGTAACATGGCGCGGAATCCGTGACGATGGTTGGAACGCTTGGGAATGCACGATGTTTCGGAACGAAGGTCATTATCTTTCCTCGCATTTGATCGTGTTAGCACTCGGAATCACACGACATCTATGGGGCGAACCGCCGCCGGACGGGATGATAACCTACGTTGGAGAGCATTTGAGAGGCGGCTGCTTCCATGCGGCAGGATTCCGAAAGGCCGGAAGGAGCAAAAGTGGTAAATTGCTGTTACGATTGCCGCCAGATCGATTCCCGCCACCACTGGAACCGGCAGAAGAAGGATTATTCAGGCATGAAATAATTGTTATTTGAAGGAGGCCACAAAATGAACGAACAGTTACAAGAAAAAATCATGCAATACATTGACCAAATCGCTAAAAGTTTAGGCGTTGCAAGTGAGTATGTGTTTGAAACTTTGGTTAGGCAAAAGTATGTAGAAGGTTGGGTACTTTCAATAGTTTTAATTATCGGAGTATTAGCGTTGTCGTTATTAACATTTAAGTTTGCTCGATACACGATAAATAACTGGAATGATCTTTGTGAAAAGGATATTGAATTCATTTTTCTCTTAACATTGTCAATTTTCGGTATATTAAACCTTGTTTTCGTACTAGCAACAATTTTATCTTTGCCAGATAAAATACTTCAAATATTCAATCCAGAATACTACGCATTAAAAGAAATACTGGAAGTTTTTCAGTGAGGTTGAGAATATGAGCAAATTCACACCAGAAACCATTCTCGCCCAGGCAGCATTTCACATTAGCGAACGGGCGAAAACGTACGATAAACCCGAAGGCGAACGGTCGATGAGCGCTACGGTACAAGCCTTCAACGCGATCACCGGGCATAACCTCACCGAAGCGCAAGGCTGGCTGTTCATGGCGCTACTAAAGGCGGTCAGAGCGTTTCAGAGGGAAGGCTATCACGCGGACAGCGTGGAGGATATGGCGGCGTATGTAGCCCTGATGGGAGAGGCGAAAGCGAGGGAATAAATTGACACAAGTAATCAGTTTAGGAGCAGGCGTACAAAGCACAACAATGTTCCTGATGGCGTGCCATGGAGAAATTGAACCGAAACCAGACTTTGCAATATTCGCGGATACCGGTTGGGAACCGAAAAAAGTATACAAACATTTGGAATGGCTGAAAACAAAAGCCTATGAATTCGGGGTACCAATTATCACAGTGCAAAAAAGCAATATCCGCGACGATCTTCTAACAGCGGTAGATGCGGATGTCCAATCGAAAAATCAAGTTAGATTTGCGAACTTCCCATTTTTCGTTAAAAACAAAGATGGCTCAATATCCATGCTGAAACGCCAATGCACGAAAGAGTACAAAATCGAGGTTATTCAAAAAGCGATCCGCGAACAGATTGGCTACCAGCCGCGACAGAGAATCAAAGAAAAGGTCGTTGAATGGATTGGCATATCTACTGATGAAATCATGCGCGTGAAACCTTCCCGCGTGTCATGGATTGAACACCGCTGGCCATTGATCGAATTGGGAATGAATCGCCTGGACTGTATGAACTGGCTTACACGGAACGGTTATCCCATCCCGCCAAAATCAAGCTGCATCGGCTGCCCGTTCCACGATGATAGACTATGGCTTGAAATGAAAAGAGAAGCACCAGAGGAATGGGAAGAAGCCGTCAAGGTTGACTATGAAATCCGAAAACTCAAACGATTCAAAAATGAAGTTTACTTACACCGTTCTTGTGTACCACTTGACCAAGTGGACTTAAGAGAAAACCAAATGGACTTATTCGACGATGGATTTATCAATGAGTGTGAAGGGATGTGTGGGGTATGAACATCAAAATAAAACGCCTTACCAAAGACGTTCCACTACCCATATACGCAACAGAACAAGCAGCAGGATTTGATCTTATCGCCGCCGAGGATGTGATCATCCCGCCGGAGTCAACAGAATTGGTTAAAACGGGACTTGCTATAGAACTTCCACCGGGATACGAATTGCAGATCAGGCCGAGATCGGGAATAACGTTGAAAACCAAACTAAGGGTGCAACTAGGGACGATTGATGCAGATTATCGCGGGGAAATAGGCGTGATCGTGAATAACATAAATCGTGCATATCTAGCAGATGGATGGGGACCGCCGTTAGAAGGAACAGCTTATTATAGTGACGGAACAGAAGTTATTCAACTTGGAGATAAGAAACTCATACACGGAACCTATATCATCCGCAAAGGTGACCGGATTGCACAAGGAATTATAGCGCCGATAGTACAAGCAAATTTCATTGAAGTGGAAGAATTGAGCGAAACAAGGCGTGGAAACGGCGGATTTGGACACACAGGAATTTAGAAAGGTGGTAAAAGGATGTTAAGCATGTATGAAATCGAACATCATGAAACTGTAAAAGACTGGATCATAGCGCACAGTCCCGAAGAAGCCATAAAGATGCTGGAAGACTTTCATGTGAGTTTAACAGATCATCGTGTTTCATTCGCCCATTGCAAAGTCACAAGAATTCCTGACGATATGCAGACAATGACCAACAAAGGGCTTATGACTGTAAAAGAAATCATCGAATACTACGGCGAACCGCGTTATGTAAAAGCAGGATAAAAATTGATATTAAGGCAGGGATAACGATGCTACAACAAAGATTCTCCATTCCGAATAGAAAGAACGAACAGATCGGACCGCTGCATAGTGAAGTGAGGATATATTACCTCACGCCGGAAGAACTTGAAAAATACCGAAACTTGCCGCCTCCGAGGGATGAACTTGGAAGACCATTGAAGGCAATTAATTTAAAAAATCAATGGTTGATGTGAGGGAGGGAAAAGGGATGAAACCGGAAGAGATCATCAAACACTGCGATCGGCAGATTGAACTTGCAGGCGAAACAGCGCAAGTTGGTTTCCGCATTCCCGGGCGTTGGGGCAAAACGGATACCCGGCGGCTCTGGAAAGGCGGGCCAGTCGGAGATATCGTCAATGACTTTGGAGACGGTACGATTTACGTCATGTTTTCAGCGGTTGAAGTGAGAGAAGCGGTTTTGAAGCAGTTAGACGAATCCCAGGTCTACGGCAACGACTGCCGGAAATGTGAGATGTGAGGAGGGGTCGCTCTTGGGGTTCGGAAATTGGACGAAGCAGGAGCGTAAGGCAAGAAAAAGACATTTGTGTGATGAATGCGGTGAATTAATTATGCCGGGTGAAATATACGCGCACTGGAAAATTTGCGGTTCATACGAAGGTGTTTTTTCGGCTAGCGAAGATCGGATGCATTTTGAATGCGACAAAAAACTGGAGCAAGAGGCCAAAAATCCGGATGAAGATTGGGACGAATTGTTTGATTAGGTGGGAAATTGTGAAATGTGGGATGTGATGCCTGATGTTGTGCGATCTGTGCAACATTAACGACGCTGTAGGCATGGTGGAGGAGAACGGAAAAACGTTCCCAATTTGCACCGAATGTTGGCGAGGAATGGGCGGTGCG